ATTTCGCCCACTTATAGAATGAATTCTCTGCAAATGGAGTAAACTCTGAGATCCAAAACTGATGAAAGATTTGAGAAAAACTCTCTGGTGTTGGTGTTCCTGTTAATAGGATGCAATACTTCTTACCTATGATTTGTTTGATGCGTTTAGTTCGCAGAGATGGTTTAGGAAATGCACCAAGTGAATGTGATTCATCAACAATTATTAGATCATAGTCTTTACCTTTTACCTTATGTACTGCTTCATAGTTCGTAACCTTTAATGAGTAGCTAGGGTTTAATAGTTTGTAGTCTGACTCAATAGAAGAGATTGCTTTCTTCTTAGTGATAAACAGAACAGAAGATATATCCATGTTATCTGATATCCCTAAAGAAGTAAGTGTTTTTCCTGTTCTTACCTCCATCGCTAACATAATAATGCGAAGCCTTGAAAGTCTTTTAGTACCTTCTTCTATGATTGATTGTTGGTAGTCTCTAAACTGCATCTTATTAAGTGCTTTGAACAATTAAACATTTATCATTGCTTTTCCATTCCCAGCTCTTTTTTAGCATACCTATTCTTTCGATAACCTCAGACCATTTATTTTCGGGTATGTCATGAACTAAACTAATAAGAGGAGACTCCAAATCCTTTTGAAGTTTTACATGTTCGTACTGTAATTTCTCATAGTTGTTTTGAAGATTTAGTGTTGTATTTATATTATCTTCTGATATTTCTTGTGAGAAATTAAAACATCCTTCTAGTTTTTGAAGTTGTTTATTGTGCTTCCTGTAAACAGGATAGTTTTTTACTGCATGAATTACAGTAGCGTGATTCATTGACTTTCCGTTGTCTTGGTAAAACTGAGCTATTCTGCTCCACCCCATATATAAATCCTCACGAAGCATATAACTAAGCAACGCTCTCATTTCTACATACCTTCTTTGGCTACTGTTTTTAAATATATCTAATCCACTTAATTTAATTACTGCTTTCGCTATTACGTCGGGTGTTGTCTCTATCATATCTTAAAATGGTATATCTTCTAATTTCTTCTTCTTTTGCTTTTACCAGATAATATTGTTAACTCAAAAATTTTATGGATAAGTTCAGTAGTTTTAGAACCACCCAAAGTATGTTCATCATAAAATAATTCATCAGAATAACAGTACATTAAAGCAAGTTTTGGCCAACCTTTATAAAAATCTAAAACTAAAAAATTAGTGTAATCATAGATACCTAAATAAGCGAACTTGTTTAGTATTTTTTGATTATGTATTGTACAACTCCCTTTCAGTATTTCATTATCTACATAACTATCATAACCACTCATATTAAATCTCATTTTTCTTCCATCTTTATTCAGATGATTTCTAATAAAAGAATGTATTTCTTCTGTTGTCATACTCTTTAAACTCTCTGCGTAATCTTTTTTTTGTATCATAGTTTTTTTGTGCTTAACTGCACCAGTATCTAATTTCTTCTAACTTATTTTTTACTGGATTTTTCATCCAGCTACTTCTGAACCATTCAATTTTGCAATGCTCTGCAACCTGTTTAATATGGTCTGTTCTTTCTTTGATCTGGACTTCGATTCGACCAATCTGGATTCGGAGTTTTCCAAGTCTGTAATCATTTTTAAATATGGTTTCGTTATTATTTGATATTTTTCTTTTAATGGATTTAATATCATTTCTAATCTTTGAACCTCTTTGTTTGCATTCTCGTATTTCATCTCTAATTCCTTCTTTTCTGCTTTCAATTTCACGAGTTCTACCTGTTCCTTTTGATTGCATTCCATCTTTAATTTCCTGTATTCTTTTTCTAAAGCTATTAATGTCTGGGGAGTATTTTTCTGCATAATCTTCGTACTCTCTATCCGCTTGTTCAATTTCTTTTTTAAATTCTTTAGACGACTCCTTAAATAATCTTCGTACTTCTTTAAGCCTTGGTTTGTTAGCTTCCAATGCTGTTGGTAAAACAAGGTGTTTACATTTGTTGTCATTTTTTATATCTATTTCTATTAATGGAACTTTGTTTATGGCTAATCTTTTAATATCTTCTTCATTCTTTTCGTTACTATATTTTATTTCAATAAACATTACAATATTATCTTGTTCATCATAGCAAGTTAAATCTGGTATCTTACCATTAATTCCTTTCTCTGGAACTACTTTTGCAAAGTGTATCTCTTGGTTAAAAACATCATCATAATATTTTAACTCTTTAACGATTTTCATTTTTGCGTTGTAGTGCTCTGGACTTTCTCCAGCAGAAACAAAAGCTAATTGATTTATTACACCTAGTTTAAGGGAATAGTGTTTAATTCTGTCACCTCCATCTCTTACATGAAACTCAACACCTTCAATTGAAAAGTATCTATTAGGTTTAAAAGCATCGTCTATATGAGTTAAAACTTTATCACTATCATAGAAATATTCATACTTTCTCATATCTTTAAAGATTTGATGTATTTATAGATAGTTTGCAGACTCACACCCAATTGCTCAGCTACCTCATTTTTATTTAATTTTGGATTTGCTTTGTAAAGAATTGTAAACTTTTCTCTATTACTTTTAGCATCATTATTTTTTAAGACTTTCTTTATTTCTGAATTTTCAATGCTATCAATCTTTATTTTTTTAGCCATTGCAATAAAGTACTTGCTCAATTTCTCAGCATTTAAAATACTTTCTTTAGATACTTTCTCAAAATTATATTTAGCTAATCCTATTCCGTTAAAAATGTGTATTAGTAAAGAGAATCTTGGTATGTAAGATTTCTGCTTAGGAAGCATACTCTTCATGTATTCGTTTTCATTTTCCGAGTTCTGGCTTTTAGTAATACCATTAAATATTCTTATCCATTCCTTTTTAGCCTCATCATCAAATGTTAAGATTACAGGTACAATTTTACCATGCTCATCCTTTTGTATTATTTCATTTTTAACCTTTTCAAAAAAGTAAACGATAGTATCATTGTACCATTGGATAGTATTATAATCCATTTCGTTATCATTATAGTTCTCAACCTTTAAGTCTGGGTATGAAAGCAACATCCTATCCATAAAACCATTATCTTTGTTTTCGTTGGTGTAGAAAGAATTAAAAATACCAGGCTGAATACCTCCTAGAATTGGTATTAAAGGACTTGCAACAAAAGAACCAGCTCTTGTCATTCTATTTAAGTTTACACTTTTACCACTCCATGAACTTAACCAAAACTCCAAATCAGAACCTGCTTTGTACTTATTCATATCTTTGAACCATCCAGCTAATTCATCCTTAAAAACTCCAACTGCATTGTCATTCTCTTGATGTAAATCAATCAATGCCTCAAGAGTGATATCGTTTGCTATAAACTGTTTTTTCAAAGGCTTTTCCATATCTGGGTAATCCTCTTTTTCTTTTTTTGTTAGGTTATCGTATAACTCCCACTTCTCGTACTTTTTAATGTAGTTTGATATCTCTTTATTATTTAGCTTCTCTAAAGGAAATATTGCTTTTGAAATGCTTGGAGTTTTACCAATACCAGCTTTACCAACTACTGCTATCCATAATGTCGCTATCTCTACCCATCCCTTTTTAACTTCTATTTTCATAGAGTTTCCAATGCTTAAAGACATTAACCACATTAAGCTGCACCCCATATAGTCAATAGACATATTTAAGGTATTAGCACATTCTATTATGTAGCTTTGGATTGGCTTTGTGAAAATATCGATAGGAAATTGCAAATCATTCTTAACAAGTAATATTTTCTCTTCTGGTTCTGTTTCTTTTAAAACTCGCCTAGATCCAAAACCTTTTTCGTATAAATCTAAAGTAGATGCAGCAAAATCTCCGTTGTGATTCTTATAAGTATAACAGGCAAAAGCAGACAATCCTTTTTCATGTGGATATATTGTACCTGTTGAATACATCATTAAAATATCATTATCTTTAAATACATAACCAGAATGTGCTGAGTCTGAGTTATGTCTTTTGATTATGTACTTCTTATCGTGGTTTGCAATGATTGTAAAATCATTTCCTATAACATCCCAAACATTGGTCTTATTATTAAAATCATCCCACACTTGAACATCACTATCTTTGTAAATATTTTGTACCTGTTTAGGAACTACTTTTATTTCTTTCTCTGGTTCTTGGTAATTGTAAGATTTACTAAATTGAACAAGTATTTCTCTATCGTCATCCGATATAAATTTCACATCAAAATATCCGTTTTTAGATACTTTATTATGTGGATAAGCAAATACATAACCAAACCTTCCACGAGTCTCAATAACAGCTTCTTTATGACCTTTTAGCTTAGCTAACTTTAGATTGGATTGTACCCTTTTAGACTTGTATAAAATATGATAGCCTTCGTTTTTTGTTTTATAAATAACAAACTTTTCTTCAAAGTCTAAAATGTTATCTTTTAAGAATCCTAAATATTCATTCCAGAAATCTATTTTTTCTTTAGCAGTTGAGAATACTTTTAAATCAATATCTATAACTTCTAAAAAATCAAACCCAGTAATTAATCCAATATTTTCTGTTGCTGGTATTTCTTGGTTGTTTTTCTTGAATGTTCCACCCTTGTAATTATATCTTCTTACAAATTCATCCTTAGATAATTTTTCTATTTGTTGAGGAGTCCAAGTAAAGTTTGGAACTTTAGATCTACCAACAGTTAGCAGACTGAAATAATCTAAATACTTTAATGCTTTTGCTGTTTCTGTCATTTTTAAACCTTTTTAAACTTTTTAAACCTTTTTAAACCCCTTAAATACTTGTAACTAATTGATAACTATGTTTTTAAACTCATTTTAAACCTTAGGGTTTAAAAAAACTTTTATAATATTTACTTTTTTATTTTACTTTTTTATTTACTAACTAAAGTTTTTAAACCTTATGGGTTTAAAATGAGTTTAAATATTTAACTATCAATTAGTTAGTGGTTTAAAAAAGGGTTTAAAAAGGTTTAAAAAGTTTAAAGTTTTTTAACGATTATTTACTACATCTTATTAAGTATGTTTAAAAACTCTTCATTTGTAATAATATAGATTGATCTCAATCCTTTAAACCAATCCAAAAAATTCTCCATTTTTTCTACTTTACTAATCATGTTAAAGATTCTTTATAACAAGTTTTACTACAATATCCATAGTCTGTATCAATCGGAGTTTGGCACTCTTCGCATTGTCCTTCGTACTCACTATCTTTTAAGTGTTCGTGTAATTGGTTATCGAATGCTTCCATTATACAAGTCTATTAGCGTAAAAATCTGCTTCATCTTTTTTATACTTTTCCATAAAAACAAAAACTGCTTCCATTCCTTCTATGAATGCTATATACTCTTTAGATGATTTATCTTCTGTATTCCAATTTTCTATAATTCTTTGTTGTGCTTCTGTTGTAATTATCATAATATTTTATTTTTATCTTTTTCTATCAAAGAAATTATTACTTGCATCCCTTCAAAAAAAGATAATAGTTCCCTAGTTGATTTGTTTTCTGCGTGTTCCGCAGCCAGTCTTAATTGTGATTCTCTTGTAAATTCCATAGTATTTTTATTTTACGATTAAAGAACTTTTTGTATAACTTACTTTTGGAATTTCAACTTCTTCTCCATCCTCTGTTCCTACAAGTAAATTCCTTTGTAGAGATAAATAGGCTTGTTTGCTTCTAGCTTCTACTTCCTTTTTTTGATTATCTAAATCTATCCACTCTTCAATGTGTTTAAAAGAATACCGAATACCACCGTTTCTTTTTTCGAATACGAATCCAGAATCTTTAAAAGTTTTTTCGGAATACAGATCAGCTTCATTAAAAGCAATTTCTTCAATTTGCTTTATAGCTTCTGAGTAAAGTGCTTGACACTTCTTTAGGTTTCCATAAGTAGAGAGAGCAGCAATGTTGCCCTCTTCTACTTCTGTTAAGAGATGCGCAACCTCTTGCTCACGCATCTCAAAAAAGAGTTCCTTACTCATTAGATATGTAAATTTTCGATTTTATCCTCAACTAAAGCTGGTTCTTCTACTTTCGTAGCTTCATCTTTAGCAAGATATCCATCCATATACCCTTCTAATTCTTTGGCTTTGGCTTCTACTATTTTAAATTCATAATCACTTAAAGAAGTATTGAATTTAAAGTTTGGTGTAGAGTATGCAACCATCCCTTTCTTATGATCTTCTGCATCTTCAATAGTAACCCATTCGTCTTTTAATCTTTTCCAAGCACCCTTCTCAGTAAATTGAGACCACTTAGAAACCGCAGCACCTTTAAAACAGATGTTTATTAAGTCTCCTTCTTTAGTTACTGCGTAAATAGATTTGTTGTAATTACCACCAGCAGCATTAACTGCTCCTTTGATATCAGAGTAAACACCTTTAGCAATCACTCTACCTTTGAAAGTTTTTACCTCAAGGTCTTCTGCACTAATTTGTAAGATTTCATTTGCATAAATGCCAGTTTGGTCAGCATCAGAGAAACCCTTAATTGTGTGATACTCTTCAAGTACTAAAAAAGTTAATGGAAGTTTTACTTCTACTTTTTGCTTGTTTTCTTTATCGTAGTATGAGAAAGATTTGTTGTTACTTTTCCACTCCATGAATTTAGAAGTTGGATTTGTACTCTTTTGTTCTGGTCTGTTTAAGAAGCCCATAATAAATAATTGTTTTTAATTACGATTGAAATTTGTGGCAACCGCATCCACGCAATAATTTTATATTTTAAAAGCCTTGTTTACAATGACTCTTGCTTCTTCTATTGAAAGCCCTTTTTTTACTTTTGGTTTTGATGCTTTTACTCCTAGAATTAAACGTGCCTCGTTCTTAGCTTTCACAGAAAGCGTTGGTAAAAGGTTTATAATTTGTTGTTCTAGTGGAGTCATATATTAAAATGGTAATCTGTCTCCTTCTGTTTCTATAACTGTCATCATCTCTTCAAAACACTCTAATTGATATTTATACGCTAGAGTTAAAAGAACTGTATCTTCTAAATTTGTATCGCTTTTTTCAAAAGCATTGTAAATAATCTTATTAAAGGTTTCCTTTGTTTTTGAGTTTGTTGCTAAATTTGTTTTAGCCATCATCTCTACTAAGTTTCTTTGAATTGTAATCATGTTATATAATTTTTATTTTCTTTATAAAACTGTAACCTATCTCTAATTCACTTTCATTACCATACAACTTTTAGAGATAGATACAGACTCTTTATAATCATTCTACACACCGGTAGTTATTCGTATTTTAATTAGATTATTAGTACTAATTATTGTACATTTACTAACAGTCTTTTAACAAAGATACGATACTTTTCGATACAAATCGATAGTTTTTAAAAAAAATGCAAAAATGACGTTTGAAGAGAGCATTAAATACATAAAATTAAAGGGATTCTCAGCTTATGAGATACACCAAGATACTGGGTTAAACGAGGCTGGTGTTAGGAAAGTCTTAAAGAATAAAGTTGCGAACCCTCAAAGAAAAACAAGAGAAATTATTATTGAATTTGCTGCTAAAGCAATACAAAACGATAATAACGATGTAACTTTAAGTGCTGAAGAATTAAAAAATATGGAGGATTTAGCATCTGATGTGATAAAAAATCACAAAAAATTGCTACAAACTGAATTATACAGTATGTGGTTTGAAGTTGAAAGCCAAAAAAGGGTTATTGAAATTTTAAAAGAATAGTCTTTAATTCGTCTTTTGTTTTGGTTTTTTTTAGGTTTTTTATTATTTCTTTATTTATTGTAATTTCTTTCTTGTACTGTTCTATTTTCTTAGGAGGCATTTTTCTTATTTACGTGTGATAAATATATTAAATTACATTGTATAATGCAACTAATTGTTTGTTAAATAATTAACAAATGCAACTAATTTGTAATAAAAAATAATTATAACCGTAACGCTAAACGTAACGGTTTTTGCTATTTAGGGACAAAGAATAAAACACTAACTATTTGCAAATCATTTGTTTAACTATTTTTAATATTTTGTCGCACGATTCATAACCCTGAGGTCACGGGTTCAAATCCCGTTCTCGCTACAAATTAAAATTTTAACCAAGTTACTCATAGTAAGTGTTTTAAGTACTAAAACTTAAGATATTTTACTATGAGTAAAAAGAAAAAGAAGAGTAAACGTAACGCTAAACGTAAAGGTTTGGCATCGTTCTTATCCACTACCAATAAAATGAAGAAGAAATATAGCATTTCCCTTTATACTGGCGGAGTTAATGTCAAAGATTGGGATATTCTCACAAAAGCAGAAAAAAGAAAAGCACTAAAAAAAGCGTGGTGTATTGTTTGGTATTTTCGGAATCCTAAAACAGATTTACTAGAAAGAAGACCGAATATAAAAGCTGGTGTAAATAGATTGCGTACCATGTCTTTACGATATGATTTTCTAAAAACCGTTAAGAGATCAATGAAAGACACCATTTCTAATGGTTACTCTCCTTTTGATAAAAAAGATAATAAAAATAATTTTGAGTTAAACGAGTCTAAAGAAATACACTCAATAAAAGATGCATTAGATCTGGCTTACAACCATTCAAAATTAACAGTTGCAAAAGTAACGTCTTCGAGTTACAGAACGACCAAGAATCAATTCATTGAGTTTATAGGTTCTGAAAACTCAATTAAAGATATTAACGAGTTAAATAAATCTGCAGTTTTAAAATTCTTAAACCACAAATTAAAGGAAACTTCTGCAAGAACTAGGAACAACTCCAAAGCATCTTTATCTGCTCTTTTCTCAATTATGGAGAATCAGCTGGATATAATTGATAGAAATTTTATAAAAGATATTACCAACGAAAAGACCAAAACTAAAACAGATAGAACTTTTACAAAGAAAGAATTAAAAGAAATTGTTGCTTGGTTAAGAGCGAATGATCCTTACCTATTATTATATATTCGATTTGTAGCATATTCTTTTCTAAGACCAGTTGAAGTGAACCGTTTAAAAGTAAAGGATATCAACCTTGAAGAAAGTCTATTGTATTTCAAAGCTAAAAACAAGCCTTTAAAAATAAAAAGAATACCAAGTATCTTTATAGAAGATGTAAAAGCTATGAATTTACACCTATATAATAAAGAGCATTTTTTATTCACTCCAAAAAACGAACCTTCTGAATGGGTTTCTGATGACAATTCAAAAAGAGATGCGTTCTCTAAACGTTTTAAAGTTGTAAAAGATAAATTTAATTTAGGCTCTAAGTATGGTCTTTATAGTTTTAGACATTCATTTATAACAAATCTTTTTAGATATCTTAGAACAACTGAGAATAAAAGCTACTCAGAAGCAATTGAGTTCTTGCAACCAATTACAGGACATGAAACAAGGGAGGCACTTGAAAGATATATTCATACTCACGATATGGACATCCCTAAAGATTGGTCTGATAAAATAGACTTTATATTATAAGTGCATTGGTTCGTTTACTGCATATTTACCACCAAACACAACTGCACATCCAATAGCAGGTTTCTTGAAGTGCTTACCGTATGCCATTGCGTAAGATTTACTATCTATTCCACAACCAACTGCACAACCAAAGACTTTATAGTTAGCACCTACAACAAACTCTGTAAACATTTCGGTATGTCTATGCCCTTGAACAGTTGACATCATATCATCTTTTGCTTTCTTAGTAGCTCTACCAGATTCCCCATGTATATATTGTACACCATCATAAACAAAACGAGTATCAAAATTCCATTTAGGAGTTTCTAATACTTCTGCCATTCCTTTGATCCATCTCTTAGGAACTCCAGAACTAAATAATTTTCTTGTAATAATACGATCGTGATTTCCCAAACATACATCAGCTTTAGGAAATGCTTTATACCATCTACTAAGTTTCTTAATAGCCAAATCTAATTCATCGCCACCACCCATTCCATCTGGGTCTGGCTCGTGAAAACTTGAATAGTGATTATCAATCACATCTCCAATAAAGATAACTTTGTTACAATTGTGTTTTGAATATACTTCCTTGCAATGTTTTAGATAACCCTCTAAGCAGAATGGTTCGTGCAAGTCTCCAATTACTAATATTCTTTCTTCATCCTTGATAAGATTTTTATAAGCCTTTAATACATTGCCTTTTAATCTTGGTCTTTCTTCTTTCTTCATACCTATATAATGAGAAAAAGCCTAAAATTTATTTTAAATATTTACCAACTATCTTTCTTGCAAAACTT